CTAAATTTGAGGTTTTTGACAGGCGAGCAATAGCCGGTGGAGTTGGCCCTGAGGTTTTTGGATCGCAGTTGTTTGCTGCTGGTAAACAAGACTCCTTTAAGCTGGCAGCAAATCTTGTGTCTGCAACTGCTGGGAATGAAGCTGTTACGCTAGACTTTTATGTCAATCGGAATGGCTCCTTGGTTAAGAGAATGGCCCTGAAATACGATGGAACACTTAATTTGCCAAACCTTCCAACCTCCAGTGTCGGGCTGGTGTCTGGTGATCTTTGGATAAACGGAACAGCAATCAACATTATTCCTTAACTCTATGAGCAGCAAAGCATTTCAAAACGCAGACAAGCTGAACGGAATCGTCTCAGTGCTCCAGTTTGGGGCTGATCCGACTGGTGGCATTGATTCGAGGGCACAGATTCAAGCGGCCATTGACAGCCTGCCTAGTGGAGGAACGGTGCAACTGCCAGTTGGAACTTACAAAATATCTTCGGCCTTAAATGTGTCAATTGCAGGGATTATCCTTGCTGGAGATAACAGATCGAGGACCATCATCAAGACCACATCAGCAACAGCTAATGTAATTGTTTTAGACGCTGGAAATGTTGGAGTTTCAAATTTAAGCATTCAACACGAAATAGCCAGGACGGCTGGATCAAGTATCTCAATCACAACGAACGCATCAAAAGTTGATGTGTATCAAGTTGATATTGTTGCTCCATTCATTGGGATCTCAGTTCCAAACATTGCCATAGCAAAGTTTGAATCTATTGACATCAATGGTGCAGTTGCAACTACAGGCAAAAGTGTTGTTGTTACTGGAGGATTTGCTATAAGTTTTGTTGACTGCATATTTAGGAATGATCCCGCCGCAAGACCGGCAAGTCACATTCAAATTGAAAATGTTGAAGATATTGTCTTTAGCAAGTGTCAATGCATTAGCGGCGACATAAACATGAATGTCATTCCGGGTTCTGGACAGGCTATCGGTTTGCTTTGGTGTAATGACTCGCAGTTTGACGATGCTGGCACGGCAAGCATCAGACTTGCTCCAGCTACAGGTGGAAAGGTAAACGAAGTCACAATCAGTTCTCCTTGGATTAAGGGCACAACAAGTGATGTTCTAGCTACCACCGCTGGAGGTGGCACAATTTCGTCGCTTCAGGTATCTAACAGTCTACTTGTAGGAACCGGGGAAGGAATTACTTCGTCCGGGGCATCCAATTTGATTTTGAACGGCAACAAGATTGGAGGGCACACAACTGCTATTTCTTTGACTAACACATCTGGTGCTGTGATTACCGGGAATGTCATTGGTGCACACGGGTTGTACTCTGGCAATGCTCTTGCCGTCTATCTTGGTGGAACGACATCAAATGTGATTGTGTCCAACAATGACATGCGTTCCAACGTGGCTGGCATTACTGATTCTAGTGCGAGTCCTGAAACCAATGTGTTTCACTTCAACTCTGGAGTAGGCGGTTCAATCACGCCGTTTACAGTTCCGTCTGTAGACTGGGGAATCGATTTCTCGAAGCGCAGTGGTTTTTCAATTGCGGGAGCAGGTACCTATTTGCTTGGCTCTGGCTCTGGATTAGTACTGCTACACAACAACACAAGTGGAGATCTAGCTATGTTCTTGTGTTACGCTGGCACCGTTACAAAAGTGTCAGGGGCAGCCAGTATGGTTTCAGGTGCTGCCGGCGCAAACCAGATTGGACTTTCGTATGACGCGGGCCCAAGCAAGTACAAGATTTCAAACGGGTACGCAGCATCTCAGGATGTTTATATCTGCACTGTAAAAACACGCGCAACACCTTAACCAATGAACCACCTCGCCCACCCAGTCATCGCGCTTGTCCTGCAAGCCATCGTTGGACTCGCCAGCGGTGACTGGTGGGCAGGCGCTGCTGCCGGCAGCTTCTACTTCATCGGGCGCGAATACGCTCAAGCCGAGTACCGCAACATTGAGCACAACTACGGTGGACGCAGGGCGAATATGCCCTTCTGGGGCGGCCTAGAGGCCCGTGCGTGGACGCTCAAGGGCATCACTGACTTCGTTTACCCAACCGCTGCGGTTGTCGCCGTGGCACTCATCGCAAAGCACACACACCCATGAAATACATCGTTGCTCGTTTACTGGAGCCGTCCACATGGCGCGGCATCATCAGCCTGCTCACGGTCTTCGGAGTTAAGATTGCGCCTGCCCAAGCAGACGCTATCCTCACGGCCGGCGTGAGCATTTACTCAGCCATCAACATCTTCAGGAAAGAAAAACCGTGATTGCCGACATCTCGTTTGAACCCATGGTGAACCAACTTGTTGCTCAAGGACCGCTGGCGTGCGCGATGGCAATCGCTATCTGGTATCTCTCACAGAAGATTCGCGAGTGCGAGGACGACCGGAAGGAGCTGTGGAAGAAGGTGAGCGAAATCTCTGAGCGGTTCTTCACCGAGCACAAATGAACATCTCAGACGCGGGTCTAAAGCTCATCATCGATTTCGAGGTGGGCGGCGGTGAGGAGTACTACCGCAAGTTCCTTCAAAGCCCGACGTGGCCTGGGGAGCAAAGCGGAGTCACGATTGGGATTGGCTACGACTTGGGCTACGCCACATCGCAACAGTTCTCGGAAGCGTGGGAGGAACTGCTCCCCGAGTCCGATTACCTTGCGCTCACCGCCGCCCTCGGAGTCAAGGCAAACGCAGCCCGTGAACTCCTGCACGCCTCGCCCACAATGCGCTCCGTCGTAGTGCTTTGGCATAAGGCAGTACAGGTTTTTGAAAATCATACCTTGCCGAAGTTTTACCTTCAGATGTTGCGCATTTACCCGCAGGCCGAAGACCTGCCAGACGAGGCGCGGGACGCTCTTATCTCGTTGGTATTCAACCGTGGCACAGCCCTCGCAGGGGACAGGCGGTCCGAGATGCTTGGCATCCAGAACGCGATGCGCGACCGCCGGTTCTATGACGTACCGGAACTCATCCGGTCGATGAAGCGTTTGTGGCCGAACACCAAAGGCTTACAACGCCGCAGAGACGCTGAGGCGGCTCTGTTCGAGAAGGCACTTGAGCCTAAGCGTAAGCGATAAACTCAAGGCCCTTGCCTTTGATTTGCGGGAGCATACCGTTCTCGTCGTAAATCCCTGCGCCTTTGGGGATAATGGTGTCCGGAGGCAGTGCACTGCCCATGGTGGCAATGGGCCCCGAGTCGGAGTGTACCTTCGGGGCGAGCACAACCATCCCCGCTTGGATGCCGTGAACACCGGTGTATTTCTCAATCAGAGCGTCAAAAGAGACAGGTTCCATGGCTCAACACGTTGCAAGGAAGCAGCTTGCGACAAAAGGAAAAAAGATGTTGCGATACGCAAAAAATGCGTACATCTTCATCCCCGCCATGAGCTACCAAATAGATGCGAGGCACATGGTCTTCCGGTTCGGGGGAAAGAACCTGCTCTGGAAGAAGTTGGTGTTGTCGGGGGTACTTGTGCAACCGAGAACAATATCAACATGGATTCGCAGACGGAAAATCCCGCTGGAGAAGTTTGCGGCGCTTGTGGCGCTTGCACACCGCGAAGGCTGGGTGCTTCGGCTCGAAGACGTGTGCCATAAACTGAAACGTGAACTAGAAAATGAACCTGAAAAAAATGCGGGAGGAGATAGCCAAACGGCTCACAAAAATCTCCGCCCTTGAAGAAGAGATAGGGATATTGGAGCAGGCCGTCATGCAGCAGCATGGGGCGAACCTCCAGAACCTGCTCGCAGAGTCAGGCCGTGGATACGGTCAACTCACAACGGAAGTGGACGGAGTCAAACTGACGTATGAGGTCAAGGCGACCTACCTGTGGGATCAGGGCAAGTTGCAGGCTCTGTACGAGTCGCTGCCGCTGGCCGACGCACGGGAGCTTGTCACCACCAAGATGTCGGTGTCGGCCAAGACCATTGAGCGCATCGGTAACGAAGACGTACTGCGTCGCGTTATGGAGGCGCGTACCACCAAGTTCAGTGAGCCCCGTATCACCTTCATCAAATGAGCCTGCGCATCATTAAAGCAGACGAGCGTCTCAAGCGCACCTCGGACTGCGTGAAGGCGGTTGTGTTCGGCCCTGCCGGTGTTGGTAAAACCTACCAAGCCCGCACGCTGGACGCGAAAAGCACGCTCTTTGTTGACCTCGAGGCCGGTACGCTGGCGCTGGGCAAAGACTGGAAAGGCGACTGCCTCGACATTCGCGGCACGTCAAACGAGATGGGCGCTCATCCGTGGGAGCTGGCGAAGGCCATCGCCCTGTGGCTGGGTGGACCGGATCCTGCGGACGCAAACGGCTCCTACTCCAAGTCGGCGTACGAGTCCGTTGTGAAGGCGTTCGGGCCGGCGTCCGGACACGAACAATACGAGACGCTGTTCGTTGACTCCATCACCGTGGCGAGCCGGATGTGCTTCGCGTGGTGTCAGCAGCAACCGGAAGCGTTCAGCGACAAGACCGGCAAGCCAGACACGCGTGGGGCCTACGGGCTTCTTGGACGCGAGATGATTCGTTGGGTAACCCAACTACAGCACTGCCACAAGAACGTGGTGCTGGTGGGGATTCTGGAGCAGCAGGAGGATGAGTTAAAGAGGAAGTACTGGGACGTTCAAATCGAGGGCTCGAAGACAGGCCGCGAGTTGCCTGGTATCTTTGACCTCGTTCTGACCCTTCAGAACTTCGAGGCAGAGGACAAGTCGCAATACCGCGCCTTCGTCTGCCACCAACAAAACCCGTGGGGCTACCCCGCGAAGGACCGCTCCGGTACGCTGGAGCTTCAAGAACCCGCTGACCTTGGGAAGGTGCTCGCCAAGATCCGCGCAGGTAAACGCATCGACACCGCCAAACACTAAAAACACTAAAAACAAAAATCGAAAGCA